AGAATATAATAGATCCAGAAATAAGTATGCTACATGAGCTAAAACCAGCCAATGCCCCAAGAAAACGTAAATGATATATTAAGCTCTATTACCGAGCATCAGAAAGCAGAGCTTCGTCAACTTCATGCTGAGAAGGCAAAGAGGGATAGCGAAGCTCTTAGGCTATATGAACCATTGCCGTTTCAGGATTCTTACCACGCATGCACGGCAAAGGAAGTTCTTCTTCAAGCAGGAAACCAAGTAGGAAAATCTTTAGCTGCTTTCGTGGAAGATGCCAGGGCAGCTACAGGCCAAGATCCCTACGGGAAATACCCTAAAGAAAATGGCATCATGGTTTGCCTAGGGATGGATGAAGGCCATATAGGAAGAACCATACACAAGTACCTATTTCGTCCAGGCGCTTTTAAGATCATCCAAGACGAAGAAACGGATAAGTGGAGAGCATGGAAGCCTTGGCTTGGAAGTGACTGGCAAAGGAAGTCGGAAGCAAAGGATGCCCCGCCTTTAATACCCGAACGCTTCATCAAGGAGTGGGCATGGAAGAAGCGTGCACAACATGTGTTTGAGATATGTGAATTGCACAATGGCTGGACGATTTATGCAATGGGTTCTAAAGGGGATCCTTCTCAAGGTTTTCAGGCTGACCTAGTGCATATAGACGAAGACCTAGAACGCCCCGAATGGTACGACGAAATGATTGCTCGTTTATCCATGCGTGATGGCAAGTTAAGGTGGTCTGCTTTGCCTCATGCAAAGAACGACGCATTAGTCAATTTGTGTGAACGTGCCGAAGACGAAGCAGGGAAAGAGAATGCGTCTACTAGGGTATTCAAAGCAACAATCTTTGATAACCCTTTTATGCCAGAACAGGTCAAGCAAGAGAACATTAAGAGGTGGAAAGCTAAAGGTGAGGATGAGTTTAGGAAACGTGCTTTAGGTGAGCTGGTCACTGATAGCGTGTTAATGTACCCAAACTTCTCAAAGGATGTACATAATGCGATCAAGTTCGATCATCCAAGAAATAAAGTCCAAGAGTACCTTACGAATAACGACGGGAAACCTGGCAAAGACTGGTGCAGGTACATGGTCGTTGACCCAGGTCACAGTGTTTGCGCTGTTACTTTCTATGCCGTGCCCCCTGCTTCTATGGGCGACCATGTTGTTTGTTACGACGAGCTTTATATACACAACTGTACGGCAGCGAAATTTGCAGCTATGGTAAGGCAAAAGGTAGGCGTGGATCAGTTTGAAGCTTTTATCATAGATGCTCACGGTGGTAGAATTCGCGAAATCGGTAGCGGTATATTGCCAAGAGTTCAGTACACGAGAGAGCTTGAGGCTAATAAGGTTAAAAGCAATTTAACTGGGCATGGTTTCCTTAGCGGGTCAGATGATGTTCCCGGTCGTGAAATGAAGCTCCGTAGCTGGATTAATGTAAATGAAAAAGGTACAACTAAACTTCTTGTCGTAACTGCACGTTGCCCAAACCTATGCAGGGAGTTTAATAGGTTCAAGAAAAAGCGGATAAATGGGTACATTACCGACGAAGGAAATCGTCGAGGAAATTGTCACGCAATAGAAACCCTAGAGTATGCGGCGGCTCATGGGTTAAAATATGTAAAGCCCCGAAAGAAAGCAAAACGATCTACCGCTATTGGTAGAATAATCCAAGAACGTAAAAAACGAAGTGCTGCTAGAAATGCAAAGCAACGTGGCGGAGCACAGCAGCATATTAACCTAGGCCCACAAGGATCCTAAAATGTCTATGGCACCCCAGATAACTGAAGAGCAAACAAAAGAGTCTAATGAGTACAAGATGCCCGAAATAAGAATCGGGGCACCCGTACTCTTTTACCCGTACCACAACCTAAAACACCCTTTCTTAGGATTTGTTTTAAGCGTAACTAGCTCAAGACGAAATGTTAGCATCCGAACAACCAACGGCCATGTTCATGATGGTGCCCGACACGTAACAGATCCTAAGCTTACCTGGAATGCCGATCATCGAGAAAACGGCTCTTGGGATTATACAGATGAAAATAAAGCACTTGAGAAAGAACGGCAGGACATTCTTGCTCGGTTAGATGCTCTTGAGTACACGGCTACCAAAAGCACAGCAAGCAAGAAAAAAACCAAAGACTCTTAAGGCTTATCGTCAAGGAATAAACCATGGATCAATATAGCGATTACGACCATCCTTTTTCACCCATTGTTAGTCAGTGGATGGAAAAGATTAAACGCGCTAAGAAACAAAAAGAAGAGCGATTTGGCAGGTACGCTAAAGAAGCCATGCAGTTCTTTGACGGTTCACATGATTTTATGTGGAAGGGTGCATACTCGAAAGGAAACGAAGGGTTCCTTGATAAGAGTACCACTGGCAACTTACCAACCTTCAGGATGACGGTGAATAGAGTATTTGAGGCCGTCGCTTTGTTCGGCCCCGTACTCTATCACCGAAATCCTGTAATACAGGTATCACCAAAAGTAGCACCCAAGATTGAGCCTATAATGCTGGGAATTAATCCTCAGGATGAAGCTCAAGTCCAACAGGCTCAACAACTTGTCTACCAGCAAGACGAGGAGAATGACAAAAAGCGAAACATAGCCAGGCTGAAGGAACATTATCTGAATTGGCTTCAGCAGGAGAACCAAAAGAAAGAGCATGCTCGAATGGCCATTAACGAGGCCATCATTAAAGGCATGAGCTTTCTATGGACTGAAATGCACCAGCCTCACGGCTCTACTGTATCTCACCCTAGAAGTGTTTATGTTTCTGTTGATGACATTGTGATTGACCCTGATGCTCAGTATTGGGAAGACGTTCAATGGATTGCCCGTAAGTGCGTTCACCCCGTCTGGAAGGTGGAGAGGGAGTATGGCATTGAAGGGAAGATACGCGGCAATATGTCTTCGGCTGCTAAGCAAGCAGAGGTAAAGGCAAAGGGCAGAAAAGAAAGCTCTGAATCGAAACGAAAGGGAGAGTCATACGATCTAGTAGAATACTGGCAAGTGTACTCTAAAGGGGGTTTTGGTTCTCGCCTAAAGAAAGGCGGAATCAAAAAGGACGTTAAGGAAAACTTTGACTACGAGCAGTTCGGAGATTTCTGTTTCTTGGCCGTTTGTGAAGACATTCCATTCCCCATGAACATGCCTCCAGAGGTTCTCGATCTTCCTCAAGAAGAGATGTTTGTCAGGTCGCAGTGGCCCATACCTTTCTGGACGGATGGTGGCTGGCCATTTAGCAAGCTACATTTCTACGAGAAGCCAAAAGAAGTCTGGCCAATCTCATTGATTAAGCCAGCTATTGGAGAGCTTCGATTTGTTAACTGGTGTATGTCTTTTCTTGCCGATAAAGTGGCAGCAAGCTCGACGACTTATGTTGCCGTAGCTAAGGCAGCAGGGGCAGAGATTCAAGATCAAATTAAAAACAAAATGGGGCCATATGGTGTCATTGAGTTAAGTGAAATATTCGGTCAGCGAGTATCGGATGTCGTTTCATTCTTAGATGCTCCATCTTTTAATTCAGACATATGGAGAATGGTGTCTGAAGTGCTAGACATGATAGATAAGCGTACAGGCCTCACAGAGCTTCTGTACGGGCTTTCGGGCGGTACTCAGATACGTTCTGCTACGGAAGCTGATGTACGCAATCAGAACGTCTCAGTGCGTCCTGACGACATGGCGAGTCGCGTCGAAGATTGGCTAAGTCATTGTGCAATGAAAGAGATGGAAGCCGCTGAGTGGGGGCTTACCCAGGAAGACGTTAAGCCTGTCTTGGGTGAAGTCGGGTCAATGATATGGGAACAGCAAATACAAGCTCAAGAGTTTGAAAAAACCGTAAGAGATTACAACTACCGAATTGAAGCTGGTTCAGCAAGAAAGCCGAACAAAGTAAACCGAATTAGGCAGTTAAATGAGTTTGGCCAGATAGCAATGCCAATGATGCAGCAATTTGCACAGATGGGTATTGGTGATCCATACAATGCGTTTATGAGTGACTGGGCAAAAGCAAATGAACTAGATGTTGCTCCTTACCTTGTTAATATCGCCGAAGAGCAACAGAAACAACAGGAGCAGCAAGCTCAACAGCAACAGCAAGACCCTCAGATGCAGCAACAGCAGCAAGCCCAGCAGCAGCAGGCTCAGGTTGAGCAGCAAAAGGCTGAGATGGAAATGCAAAAGATGCAAGCTGATCTTCAAGTCAAGCAGCTTGATATACAGATGAAACAGCAGGAAGCTCAGATAGCTCAAGCAGAACTCGCTCAAAAACAAAAAGATTCTCAAAGCCAATCGCAAAAAGAGTCAGCAAATCAGAGGGTTGAGCAAGAAAGATTTAAGATTGAGCAGCAGAAATCGCAGCTTGCAATCCAAATGAATAACCAAAAGCTTAAGCATGACCAAGAGAAGCACGAACAAGAGCTGAACCAAAGTCGTGAGAAGCATCAACAAGAACTTGATTTTATGAGAGCAAAGAGCCGTGCCCAAGGATCTCCGCAAGAATAAAGACTACGACCGCTACCGCAAGCAGTGTGAAGATAGTGGTCGCCTAGATTTTTACGAGCATTTAATTGATGAAGGTAATAACCCAGGTTTTGCAGCTATGTTGGCAATGCAAAGTCCCGCTGGTGCTAAAGGTACTGAAAGGGCATTCCTTGAAGGACAGCAGCACTGGGCTGACAAGATACATCCCAAAGGCGCACAAGAGCTACATCGGCAAGCGAAAAAGGCCGGTATAAGTACGCAAGGGAAGAAGTATATTAGCGGACTCGGTAGACCCAATGATCCAATGGCCTGGATTTCTACCCAAGACGATGTGAAAGCAGCGTTAAAAGCTAAAGGCTTTAGCGCTACAGGTGGCGTTAATTATGAAGCACCACCTCAGGAGTTTAAGAAAAAGAAGCGAATGGGTGATGATGTAGTTAATCGGTTCATGTCTGAGGAATTACAAAAGAATCCATCGCTTAGAGAAGAAGTATCCAAAAGCCCCAAGAAGTTAAAAGCCCTTAAGAATAAAGTAATCGAGAAACATTCTAAGAAAAAGAGAACTTAACCATGGCAAAATTAAGATACGATCGGTATGGGAATCGACTCGATGAAGAGGGGAATCCTGTTTCATATTCTTCTGGTGGTACAACGTACAATCCTGTTGGCGAAGTAACTTATGGTGGTGCAAGCACAGGCGGTTATCACCCGTCTGTTCCTAAAAGCGTTCGAAACGCCGGTAACTTCCGAACCCCTGGCCAGCGAACTAAAGACAGGATTGCACAACAGCAAGCGGAACATGACGCTAGAGAAGAAGCTAAAAGAAAAGCTAAAGAGGAAAGAGAGCGATCCCGTAAAGGTGAATATGATCAGCGAAATGAAGACTACGCAAATAACATGCTTTCTAATTATGGAGTCTATGAACCCCCAGGATTAGTTGGTGAAGACGGCCAGCCTATTAGAAGAGATTTTGGGGACAATGGCGGAAATTCTCTAGTAGAAGACGACATTAGAAACTATGCAGGGAAAAGCTCTGGTAAGGTTCAATATTACAGGGATCCCAACTCAGGAAAGATGCAGTTTGTTGTCAAAGATCCAGGATCAGAGTATCACAACTTGACTGCTAGTGCTGACGCAGCATATTACGATGGAGTGAAGATTCGGTCTCGTAGTGATCTGCAACACAGCCAGAAAACTAAGCCGAGTAGACTTCATGGAATGCGAACACCGGAAGAATTGAAAGGAGCTGTTGATGCCCATGAAAATATGCAAGGAACATCGCCTGAAGAATGGGATTTAGCAGACGCAAAGTTTAACTATGCGTCTGGAGATCCTCGAGGTGACACAAAAAGCCCAAGCGGATCTATTGGTACAGGATATTTTCCAAGCATACCTGGGACATCTCCATATACGACAAATAGTACAGCTCAAAATTTAAGATCTCCTTATAGCATCAAAGATGAGTACGAAGAAGATTTCGACTGGGGTGATGCTGGTGTCAGTGGTGCAACTGCTGGTCAGAACCTTCCTCTTCAACCTGGCGATAACTACGAAGCTGAGATGATGGAGGATTTCGACTGGGGTTACAGCAGTAGCACTCCAGGAGATACTCGATCGCAAGAAGAGTTGAAGATGGCGCATGCCCTAGGCGACCCAACAGTAACTCCGGCTGGCCTTCCTTCTACAGATCCAGCTCTTCAGGGCAGAGGTGCTGGAGCTGAAATGAGAGGAGTCTATGAAGACTGGAAGGGAGCAAGTGACGCTGCACAAGCCGGTAAGAATCTGTGGGATATGGGTAAACGTGGTGTTGAAGGTACTGTTGAGGCCGCAGAAAATCTTTACGACTCTGTTAAAGAATCTGACGCTATGGATTTATTAAACCCTGGCGCTCGCAGTCCGTTAAAACCAACATGGCCCTATATTGGTTCTCCAGAAGGATCTTATTTGCCTGGCGTTACTCCGGTTCCAGAAAGGGAGCCACCCCAAGAGGGTCTCTTTAAGAGCACTTGGCCTTATATTAATGTTGGCGATGCAACTGGAACAGGTGCGTATATGCCAAGCCAAGACCCAGGAATGCAACGTGATGTTAATCCTATTTACCCCCAGACGCACTTTGAAAGTCCAAGTTATAGAGGGCCAGTTGCACAAGCGGAAGGGGCTAGTCCAGAGCGTGTGAGTCCACCAACGCCTTTAGAGATTCTCGCTAATGCGGCTATCCAGAGAGGCTCTAGTCCGCAAGCGGCGCCCATGCCTGGCCCGTCTACTTTTGAGTCAACAAGGCCTATCCCTTCTGAAGTGGCGAATCCGTTATCAACGAGCAGCGTCATTCAAAGGGTACTAGAGTCAAACGCTTCTCCAGAGGTAAAGGAAATGATTAAGAGGTTATTGGAACAGGGTGTTGCCGATCCTTTGAAGGTATTGGAAAACTTTAGTACCAATTATAGGCCTGACAGAACCGGAGGCTTTTAATGTCAATATCAGAACGATACGTTACTTATGACGACATGCTATCCTACCTTACAAGTTTGCTTGATGGTGGCGCAAGAACTAAAGACTTGCGAATGCACAAAGAAGTTATTCAGGGCGCATATCGAGATATAGCCATGGGCAATGAATGGCAATACTACATGACCGAAGGTCGTGTAAATTTAGATGCCTCTTACTCTACAGGGACAGTCGCGTATAACACATCTACCAATGAGCTAACTTTAACTGGAGGCACTTGGCCTACATGGGCTAAGTATGGCCGGATTGAAATTGGCGATGACTTGTACGATGTCTCAAAGAGAGTTAGTACCACTGTTCTCAATCTTGGTACATTAAAGCCCACTGAAACGATTTCAGGGGGTACTAAATATACTATCCATAGAAGCATCTACCCCTTGCCATCAGACATGCAGCGGATTTACGAGGTCGGGATAGAGAAGAATAACTGGGTGACTTATTACATTTCGCCTACAGAGTGGCAAAAAAGGGAACGCTATTTCTCGGGAACAGGGCAAACTTGGGCTTGGACTATCATGAAAGATCCTCACGACAAGGGTGTGTGGGCGCTTTATGTTGATCCAAATCCTAGTACAGCTGAACCGTTAATGTTTATGTACCGAAGAAAACCCCGTGTATTGCGATGGTCTGGTACAGAAGCAAAGGCCAGAACCTGTACAGCCAATGGTTCAACTTCAGCCGATCCCGCTATCACATCGGTTGCCGATTCAAGTGGTGCTGTTACCATGCCTAGCTCTATGGTTGGATCTATTGTTCGCCTTGCTGCTGATTCCGCATTGCCTACCGGCTTCTCTGGATCAAACCCGTTTAATGAGCAGCATGAAATTACAGCCGTAGGTTCAGGAACTATTAGCATTTTAGGAACCCTTTCCCAAGCTTATTCGGGCGCAAAGCTTTTAATATCTGATCCCATAGACATGTCAGATAATATGCTAGAAGCTTTTAAGGCACAAATGGAATACAGGCTCGCTAGATTTTCTAATGACCAGCGAGGTACAGTAACTGCACAAAAAGTTGCTGACTTTGAATTGAGACGGGCTTTAGAGGCTGAATCCAGAGTCGCTATGAATAGCTCAGGTAGAATGACCCGCTACGATTACCTATTTACTCATTTATCCAATGTCATTACTACGAGTAGCTAATTATGCCAAAGATCAAAGTATTCAAGGGTCTTGTAACAGATGCTGATGCGGGAGATTTACCTGGCGGTGCTGCGTCAGATCAAACCAACTTAATAACAACTAAGTATGGTGAAATATCTCCTCGCGAAGGAATACAGCCAGCAACCTTTTCGTCTGAAAAAACTATTGGTACTGGGTATCACACATTCCAAAAGATGTGTTTTTGTAAAACTAGGACAGGGGAAGTAATAGGTGTTAATGGTATAGATCGGGGTCTAATATGGGACGGCGTATCTAATTCCGCCGTTGATCTTGGTATTAATGAACCTAGTCAGGTACTTAGCATTACAAGAAGCTCTATTTTAACTATAAGTGCTGTAGCTGACTCCACGGGTTCTAATGGCCCGTATCGAATTACCACATCGACAGATCATGGATTTTCAACTGGCGATGAAGTTTTAATAGGGGGTATCGTTTCGACAGGAGCCATGGCAGGTGATCTTAATGGGGGAACTTTTGAAGTCACTCAAGTGTCGGCAACTCAGTTTGATGTAGATGGCACATCGTTCGATGGGGCAAGGGTGGGCGGTGGCGCATGCTCTGCTTCTGGGACTGGTGCGACCAAGGGTACTTATAAGTTCGCCTATAGGTTTGTCGATAACTCTTCTAAGCCAACAGTAAGTAGTTTAAGCACTGAAAATACAGTTAAGGCTTTCACAGCCGACAAGTTTGTCTGGAATTGGAGTGGTGCAAAAGCTTCTTCTGAGTCCAGGGTCGATAGGTATGAGCTTTGGAGGACTACCTCTGGAGTTAGCAATGTTTATTACAAAATTGCTAAGTTTGCAATATCGGGGAATATACGAATGACACTTGCCAGCGGAGGTAAGCTGGCTTTAATTGGAGATTCAGAAACCTGGGCAGTAGGCCAAAAAATAACTATCGCTAATTCATCTAAATCTTATATGAATGTCAGTTGTAACATCACAGAGGAAGTGTCTACAAATGGTGGCCAGATGGTACTTACTGATGTTACGATCCCTGGTGGTGAAGATGGCACTGGTGGCGGTACCGGAATTACATTCACGCATGTGTCATACGAAGATACATTTGATGACCCGACATTAAATCTCTCTGTAAATGAAGATGTCTTACTGGTTTTACTAAACCCACCAACAGACAATACCCTTGTAGCAAGGCGATTTGCACCACCACCAAATGACATGGCTTATGTAGTTATGTTCCAGGATAGGTACTTTTATTTTGGGATTGTTAAGTACAACAAGGGTACTGCAAGAAGTTTATCTGGTGGCCTCGACAGGGCAGTGGAAGGTTCTGGTACTGAATGGACTGAATCCATGGTTGGTCGGTATATGGAGATAGACGGTGTAGATAAACCTATAAAGATAACTGGGTACGCAAGTGCGACTAAGTTGTATGTATCTGAATACATCCAGGTTGCCAGCTTAACTAACTACACTATATACCCGCCAAAGCAAAAGCGTCGCCAGATTTACTACAGCTATCAAGATGAGCCTGAGAGTGTGCCATCTACAAATACAATGACACTTCAAGAAAACTCTGGAGATGATGACGAGATTGTCGGCGCTATGCCATATGGCCCGTACTTATACATTCTTTCACAGAGGCACAAGTACGCATTGTCTTATAGTCAGGAGCCTGTCAAAGACGGTAGCATTCGCTTCCTAGATGACCGTGGTGCATTTAACCATTATTGCTGGGACTATTTTGAGAATGTTGCTTACCTAATGGATGATTCGGGCTGCTATGTTTTCGATGGTACAAAGTCAGAATCAATATCGGAATCTATTCACGACATCTTTAGGAAAGATGGTACTGGAGACAAAATAGACTTCACTAAATCACAGAACTTTTTTGTCAAAGCAGATCGACTAAAAGAAAAGGTTTACTTTTTCGTATGCTTTGTAGGGGATACGGGTAATCATCCTAAACGGGCTTTGGTTTACAACATTAAACGCGAAACCTTTGACCCAATGGAGTACGCAACTCAAATAACATCTGCCGCTTCCGTAGAAAAAGATGGGCAGCCTAGGATTTTATTTAGTTCAGAAAATAGTGCTGTCTATATGGCTGATGCTGGAGCTACAGATGTTGTGACTTCTGAGATTAAGGGTGTAGTAGATTCGTCAAACGCCAGTTCTATTACAGATAGTTCAGCAACATTTACCAGTGCCTGCGTTAATGCTTTTGTTTATATATACGATGGCACTGGAAAGGGGCAAAAAAGAACTGTAATCTCACAAACTTCTACAGCATTAACTGTAAGCCCTAACTGGACAACTAACCCGGATTCAACAAGCAAGTATATTGTCGGTGCTATACCCTGGAACTGGAAGACAGGTTCATTCCCCATTGAACAAACCGAAGAACGTGAAGCCAGAGAGGTCTCTATTGAGTTCTCCCCAATCGACGGTGAGCAATCTTGTGATGTACGTCTGTATATGAACAACGATGAATCTCCTGTTGAATTTGCAATTGCACAAAAGCTAGGAGATGGTGTCGAAATAAAAGAAGAGCACAAGCAAGATGTAGTTATCAATATGGATAAGGATGCGAGTATCTTGTCTGAATCAACTGGTAAGGAATCTTTTAGTTTCGATGGAATGTCTTCGGGGATGGCACAATCAGATCATAAGGTTGCAATTGAAATCAGAGGGTATGGATCCGATAAAACGC